CACATCGCTGTGATCCGCGACACCGCGGCCGCCGTCGATGGGGTCCTCGAAATCACCGAACTTCGCTCCTGAACCCATGCCCACCCTTCCCGCCGGCGAATCCGCCTACGGTGGTTTCCCCTCGGCCACCGTGGCCGGCGCCAACCGCACCACGGTCCAGACCCCCTTCACCAACCAGGTGACCCCTGGACTGGACTTCCGCAAGGCCCGCCTCGACAAGCACCGCCTGAACCGCACCATCCAGGCCCAGACCGCCACGGCTGTCGTCAACCCCACCGTGGCCGTGGCCACCGACGCCATCAACGCCGTCCGAGCAGCCGACCGGGTGCCCGCCGCCCTGGTCAACGGCAAGCGCACCGGCCGGGTCCGCCGGCTCGAGCAGGGCGCCGTGGCCGCCTTCAGCGGCCTCATCGGCGGCACCGGCTACACCAACGGCTCCTACACCAACGTGCCCCTGCGGCTGAGTCCGGCCGCGGCCAACAACACCCGGGCCTCCGGGGGCTGCTCCGCCAACATCACCGTTGCCGGCGGCATCGTGACCGCCTGCACCGTCAACCGAGTCGGCGCCCACTACTCCGTTGGCCAAGTTCTCTCCAGCGACTTCATCGGCCCGGGCGCGAGCTTCGCCGTGACCGTCGCCACCATCATCGCAGGCTGATCACATGGCGAAAGTCACCTCCTCCTCGGACCGCTCGAAGCGCACCGCCTCGAAGCGTCCCACCTCCAGCGCCACCAGGGCCACCCGCTCGGCCGCCAGCTCCAACAGCTCCAGGGTGACCTCCAGCGCCACCCGCTCCAAGCGGGCGGCCAAGGCAGCCAAGGCACCCTTCAAGGTCACCGGCCGGGCCGGTCGCCCCGAGCCCACCGGGAAGGCCCGGGTCACCGCCGGCAAGGGCTCCCTGGTCCCCGGCGGCAACTTCAGGGCCCCCTCCATCCCGAAACCCCCGGCTGCCGTGAAGGCCGCCTCCAAGGGTTCCGGCTCCGCTGCCTCCAAGCTCGGCAAGGCGGGCGCCCTGGGCGCCGTGGCTGCTGCCACCATCAACGCCGGCCCCGTGGCTGACGGCACCCTCAAGGGCAAGCCGGTCCGCCCGGCTGGCCGCGCCAAGCCCAAGGCCTCGAGGGCCGAGAACGCCACCGCCGCCAGCTTCGGCAAGAGCTTCAAGCGGGCCCGCTCCATGGGCTCGAAGGAGTTCATGTGGAAGGGCAAGCGCTACAACACCAGGCGCAAGGACGGCAAGTAGTCGGATTCCGAATACCTGCCATCTACTCGCATCCCAACTACAGCGGGGCTCAGCAATGGGCCCCCTTTCTTCTGCATGAATCCCATCTCGGTCGAGCGTCTCCAGACGAAGATGCTCAACGACTTCGCCACCTTCCTGCGGGTCCTCTGGCATCACCTCCGCCTCCCTGAGCCCACCCGGGCACAGCTGGCGATGGCCCGATACCTGCAGTACGGCGGCCCCCGGATCCAGCTCCAGATGTTCCGGGGTGTGGGGAAGTCCTGGGTCACCGCGGCCTTCGTGATCTGGACCCTCTACTGCGACCAGAACAAGAAGGTCCTGGTGGTCTCCGCCTCCAAGCAGCGGGCTGACGACTTCTCGCTGTTCGTCCAGCGGTGCATCATGGACTTCCCGTTCCTGCAGCACCTGGACAACTCCGGCAAGGACAACCGATGGTCCCGGGTCTCCTTCGACGTGAAGGGAGCCGAGCCGGCCCAGAGCCCCTCGGTGAAGAGCGTCGGGATCACCTCCGCCATGGTGGGCTCCCGCGCTGACCTGATCGTCCCCGACGACATCGAGAGCCCCGAGAACAGTGCCTCCGACATCCAGCGGGAGAAGCTCCTCCAGCGGACCCAGGAGTTCGAGTCCATCCTGACGCCCTTGCCGACCAGCCGGATCGTCTACCTGGGGACCCCGCAGACCATCTTCTCGGTCTACTCCAAGCTGGAGCTCCGGGGCTACCGGGCCATGGTCTGGCCATCCCGTTACCCCTTCCCCGAGCAGCTGCCCGGCTACGAGGGTAGGCTGGCCGAGGAGCTCGAGGAGGACATCCGGGAGCACGGCCTGGACAAGCTGGCCTGGACCCCCACCGACACCCGCTTCTCGGACACCCTGCTCCGGGAGAAGGAGGCCACCACCACCAAGGCCAACTTCCAGCTGCAGTTCCAGCTGGACACCTCCATGTCGGATGCCCTGAAGTATCCGCTGCGGCTCGCCGACATCCCCGTGGTCTCCCTGGACCCCAGGAAGGCCCCAGGCACCGTGATCTGGAGTGCCGACCCGGCCAACCGGATCACCGACCTGGAGGCCATCAGCCTGCCGGGGGACCACTGGTATCGCCCGGCCCGCCTCGGCGAGGACTGGCACGACTGGCCTTCCGACACGATCATCTCCGTGGACCCCTCCGGCCGCGGCAAGGACGAGACCGGGGTCTGCATCCTCAGCCAGCTGGCGGGGAACATCTACCTCCGGGCCCTCCGGGGCTTCACGGACGGCTACTCCGACGCCACCCTGACGGCCATCCTCAAGCTCGGCAGGCAGTACGGGGCCACCATGTGCCTCGTGGAGTCCAACTTCGGCGACGGCACCGTGATCGCCCTGCTCCAGAAGCATGCCCGGGAGCTTCAGATCCCCATGACCTTCGAGGAGACCCGGGCCTACGTCCGGAAGGAGGATCGCATGCTCGACTCCCTCGAGCCGGTGACCACCCAGCACCGGCTGATCGTCGACCGGGGGGTGATCGAGTACGATCTCGCGTCCAACCTGGACCTCCCAATGGAGGAGAGGCTCCAGAAGACCCTGGCCTACCAGCTGACCCGGCTGTGCCGGGACAAGGGGGCCCTGAAGTACGACGACCGGGCTGACTGCCTGGCCCAGGGGGTCGCCTACTTCACGGATCGGCTCAACGTGAGCCAGTTCGAGGAGAGCAAGAGGCTCAGGAACGACGGCTTCCTGGCCATGCTGGAGCGGGCTGAGAGCGACTCCGGGGCCTTCGCCGATGAGCTGGTCCTGAGCGACGCCAGAGCCCACCTGCAGAGGCTTGCAGAGCAGGCTCAGAGGGCTCAGCCAAGGCCGGTGGTGCGCGGCAACGTGTCGGCCCAGTGTCGGAAGGGCCGTAGCGGGGCCTAGGAGCCCCAGGAAGGCGCCTCTCCCCCTGGCCGTGCCGGATTGTACCTGTGGGCCTCGAGAGGGGCCTTGCAGGGCATCCTGAGCGGGCTGACCCCCAGGAGGGGCAGGGTGACCCCGGAAATGGGTGACCCCTGAGCCTTATCGACACCTGGGGGTGGACATGCTCGAAGTCTTTCCAGGAGAACAGGTTTCAGAGCTTTCCACTTCTGACCCCTGATTGAAGGGGGGAAGAGGGGGGATGAAAACCTCTATAGCTGGATCTCTTCTGTTGGAAACAGCTTAGATCGTCTTCTCACCTCTCATCCCCAGTCTAACAGGGAATCCGGCTATAGCTGGTTTCACCCTATAGCAGCAGCCCATGCTCAGCGTCTGTGGCCACTCCCGCAAGTGTCTTCCTGTCGACCTGGCGTGACTACGGGGTTCTCCTCTACGAGATCCACCCCCGCTACCACACCCGATCGGCTCCCATCATCCTCGGCTACACCCACGGGGTCAGCCGGTACTACCACCTTCCTGGCGACCTGGAGCGGCTCCGCGAGGACATGCACCTCCCTGGACCTAACCAGTCCTTCGAGGCCTGGCTGAACCAGCTCGGCGTCCCAGACCGGGCGCCCTGCCCTCCACCCGAGCCGGCTCCCGCGGCTCCCGACGACTCCTGGGACCCCCAGGCACATCCCCCCATTCTGTAACTCCCATGCCCCGGATCAACGCACAGCTCTCCGTCGAGCCCACCGGTGGTGACCTGGTCACCCTGATGATCACCGATGCCTACGGCCACATCAACGGCCGGATCGAACTGAACCCCACCGAAACCGGTGCACTCATCACCCACCTGCAGAGCTTCCTCCCGATCGACGTGGAAGCCGTCGTGGTCGAGGACGAGCCGGGGGTCGACTGGGAGGCCCTGACCAAGGCCGAGATCATCGACAAGGTCAACGAGCTGTACGACATCCTCCTGGATGCCGACGACACCAAGGCCAAGCTGGTCGCGCAGGCCAAGGATCTCGAGGCCCAGCTGGCCTGAAATCTGGCAGAAAATTCCGTAGGGGGTACGCCTGTTGGCGCCGGCCCCCCTCCCCCCCATGCCCCCCCTCCGATCCTGGGCGCGGCCGGTCCCCCTCCGGCCCCCAGTCTACCACAAGCCGCAACCC